TCTTGTTCAGTAGGAGTTAATTTAATAAATCTATCATATAATGATGTTTGTGTTTCAGGTGTAGAATTACTCACTTGTTGCGTTGCTGTAGAAGAAACCGCCTGATTAATTCCTCCCATAACACCTTTCAAACCGGCTTCTATATCCGTCAATAAATCAGAGTAAGCATTAATATTAGGTTGATCTATACTTATACTATCTATTGTTTCGAGTTGTTTAGCCAATACTTGATTAATTGTTCCTAATTTTTCGATTAAACTATTTTGATCGTCTTGAAGCTTGGACAAATTATTTATAGCTTCTTCTTCATTTTTTTTAGCTTCATTTATTTGATCCAATAAATTGTTTTTCTCTTGTTGTAAAGCAGCAATTTGTTTATCATGTTCTTCTTGCAAAGCATTTTTTTCTTGAGATAATGTGTTATTCATTTCTTTTTTAATTGTATCCATTTGTTTTTGGTAATCTTCATTTATTCTTTGTATATCTTTCTCTAATTCTCTAACTCGTCCTTCCAATTCATTTTTACTAATGGTAGATTCTTGGAGCTGACTTTGAACATTTAATAATTCTGCTCTTACGTTATCGAGTTCAGATTTAGTCTTATCGAGTTCTCGTCTTGTGTTTTCTAACTCAGTTGTTACTGCTGTTAATTGATTTTTTGTCTCTGTTAATCCTTGTAAATTTGTGTCCTTAAAATTATTAATAGCATCAAGAATATTTGTTAAACGTTGTTTCAATTCTCCATAGAATGTAGTATTACGATCATTTAATAATTTTATCTTTCCATTAAGATTACTATTTATTTGTTCTCCTTTTGTTAGTATCTCATTAATTATATCCATTTATATATTATTATTTTATTTTTTTTAAACAAACTTTATTCTATTAATTCATCTAATTCTGCCTTAACTTTGTCAATCTCTTTAATAATATCTTTTTGTTCATATTTTGCAGTTCTAAGCTGCTCATCTACTAGATCTTCAGTCTGAATTAAATCGTTCATATATTCCTTAAGTAGCAAAAGCGCATCATATTGTTGTTGTTTTTCTTTAAGTATGTAGTCATAATATTTTGAATAGTTTTCTTTAACACCATCTAAATAGTGATTGAGTTTATGTTTATTATCTAATTCTTTTTTTTTCTTGATCAACAACTTTTTCTTATTTGTAATTTCAGCCTCAATTTGTATTAAATATTGATCTCTTTCAGCTAGAGGTAATTGTTTAATACATTTTCTACATTGAAATTTGTTATTCCTTAAAAATCCATGAGGACATAATTTATTACATCTATTTGTTTTTGGATTTAATTCCTTACCATCTGGACATAATTTGGTATTCATTCTTATTTTAATAATTTATTAAATTTTTTAAAAAATAAATATATTATTAAATAAATATAAAATCTATACTATATATACTTTAGGATGTCGAAGAATAATACAGAACCCTTATTAAGTCCAGATGATAATAGGTTTGTTATGTTTCCCATTAAATATCAAGATATATGGGATATGTATCAAAAACAAGTTGATTGTTTCTGGAGACCCGAAGAAATTGATTTGTCTAAAGATTTAATACATTGGGATGGTCTTAGTAAAGATGAAAAATATTTTATTTCGATGATATTAGCTTTTTTTGCGGCTTCTGATGGAATTGTTTTGGAAAATTTGGCTCAAAGATTTATGGCAGATGTTCAAGTATCTGAAGCAAGAGCGTTTTATGGATTTCAAATTGCGATGGAAAATATTCATAGTCATACATATAGTAATCTAATCGAAACATATATTAAAAATAAAGAAGAGAAACATATGTTATTTAACGCTATAACCAATTTTCCTTGTATTAAAAAAAAATCAGATTGGGCACAAAAATGGATTCACGATAATAGATCTAGTTTTGCTACACGTTTAGTTGCATTTGCTTGTGTAGAAGGTATCTTTTTTAGCGGTGCATTTTGTAGTATATTTTGGCTAAAGAAACGCGGATTAATGCCCGGATTAACATTTAGTAATGAGCTTATATCAAGAGATGAAGCACTCCATTGCGAATTTGCAGTTCTTTTGTATTCAAAATTAGTTAAAAAAATGGATAAGTCTCGTATTCATGAAATTATTAAAGAAGCTGTAGAAATTGAAACCGAATTTATATGTAATGCATTGCCGTGTAAATTAATTGGGATGAATTCAGTTTTGATGACCCAATATATTCAATTTGTTGCTGACCGTTTGTGTCTTCAACTTGGTTACAAAAAGATTTATAATGTAAACAATTGTTTCGAATTTATGGAGTTGATTAGTTTAGAGGGTAAAGTCAATTTTTTTGAGCGTTTAAACGATTCTTATGCTCTCGCAAATAAAACTCATAGTATAGACGATTTCGAGTTTACGAACGATTTTTAATAAAAAAATGATTCATTTTTATAATACATTATAATATGTTTTAATATATTTTAATTTAAAGACATTTTATATAAATAATTATAATGCCTAAAATTCAAGCAGATTACTCTAAAACCATTATTTATAAACTTTGTTGCAGAGACCCCAACATAAATGATATTTATATTGGTCATACAACTAATTTTATTCAAAGAAAAAATCAACATAAAAAATTATGTAATGATATTAATTTTAATAGATACGTTTATAAATTTATAAGAGACAATGGAGGATGGGATAATTGGTCAATGATAGAAATAGAAGAACATAATTGTAAAGATAAAAGACAAGCCGAATCGGTTGAACAATATTGGATAGAAAAATTATTACCAACTTTAAATGTAAACAAACCATATGCTATGTGTAAAGAAGACCCACAACTATATAAACAAAATTGGTATGAAGAAAAAAAAGACTATATATTAGAAAAAGCAAAAACACATTATAAAGAAAACAAAGAAGATAAAATAGAATATCAAAAAGAATACGCTGAAGAACATAAAGACCAAATTTATGAATATCAAAAAAAAATACCAAAAAGAAATTAAGGAAAAATTTTCAGACCAAAAGGAATATAGAGCAGCGCATAAAGAAGAAGCAGCAAAAGCAAATAAAGAATGGAGAGAAGCAAATAAAGAAAAGTTAAAGGCGGAAAGAAGTCAAATAATTGATTGTGAATGTGGAAATTCTTATACATTTGGAAATAAACATAGACATTTACAAACAAAAGTTCACATAAATTATCAAAACAAATTATGTGGAATAATTGAAATTGAAACTAAAATAAGTGATGAAGAAAAAAATGAAATTTTACATCAAAAACAAAAAGAATATAGAGAAAAAAATGCAGAAAAAATTAAAGAACACAAGAAAAAATATAATGAAGAAAATAAAGAAAAAATTAAAGAACAAACCCATATTTATTATGAAAATCACAAAGAGGAAATTAAGTTAAAGACTAAACAATATGTTGAAGAAAATAAAGACAAAGTAAAGGAAAAAAAGAATGAATGGTATCAAAAAAATAAAGAAAAAATACTAGAAAAGCATAAAGAAATGATTACTTGTGAATGTGGGTCTGAAATTCGTAAATCAGGAAAAAGAGAACATTATAATAGTAAGAAACATCAAGATTATAAGTCATTATTAATAAATAAAACTTAAATATATTTTGTAATAATATATTATATGATATCTTGTAAATTATGCGGGGGTTTAGGTAATCAATTATTTCAAATTTTTACAACAATTGTTTATGCTGTTAAATATTCCGAACCTTTTTTCTTTTTAAACAATTATCAACTAGGGGACGGATCTAATGGTTCGACTATAAGATATACATATTGGGAAACATTTTTGTCAGCTTTAAAACCATTTTTAAAAAATATAAATGAAATTCCTAAATCAATATTTATAATAGAAAAAGATTTTGTTTTTCAAGAACTTCCTGAAAATGTTGAAAAAAATTATGGAACATTGTTAGTTGGTTATTTTCAAAGTCCAAAATACTTTGATAAATATAAAGAATGCATTTGTAAACTATTGAAAGTAGATTTAAAAAAACTCATTGTTAAAAATAAGGTAAAAATAAATTTTGATAAAATACATAGTATTTCAATCCATTTTAGATTTGGAGATTATAAAAAGTATCCTAATATTTATACATTATTAACAGATAAATATTATATAAATGCGTTAAATTTTATTGTAAACAAAGTTGATTCTATAGAAATAAAAAAAGAAAAAACAGTATTATATTTCTGTGAAAATGATAGTTTAACTGAAGTAGAAGAAATAATAAATAATTTAAAAAAAATATTTTCTCATATGAAATTTATACGGGTAAATCCACATCTGGATGATTGGGAACAAATGTTATTAATG